GTGTGTTAGCAACAGTAACCTTGTTTGACTTCGCCATGATCTTATCTCTTAAAAAGGGAACCGATGAGATAACACACCGCGTGTGAACACTCAACAGTCCCCCAGATTTTCATCTATATCAAACTATTTTATACTAATCGTGTCGAATTCGATGAGAATATAACACTGTTAATAATACGAACAACTGAACTAGATCGAACAACCTTCATGTTCTGTGGCTTACCAATCAAATTATATGCTACATCAATAGCTTTCTTTGATGGAGGCAACATAGCAGGCATATTAATACTTCTGTAGTTTAAGTTGTCTCATCAGTTGATTGTGATCGCTATCCATTTGACGATTAATATTTCCCAAGATGTTTTCAGCTTGATCAGATTCTAATCCACGTTTAGGTTGGAATGATCTTTCAACTACACTAGTTGGTAAGTTAGAAGAAGCACTTTTGTCTTCATGGATCATATCACTACCAGACATGCCACGATATGATTTATCATAGTATCCTTCCATTCCTTGACGTTCATCCATTTTATCTCTTGATGATTGACTGTAACGTTTTTTCTTAGCCATTCTGTATCCTTAAAGAAATTGCAGACCGTATACATTATACGCCGCAAGGTTATTAATATTTTCCCCTATCTTTGTAAGATAGACATCGACATCATAGTATTTTGCTCAACAATCTCAAGCTATAATTGTTCGGCTGTATTAGATTCATCTTGCTTAAGATTGTTAGCTAATTTAATAAGTCTTTCTAGATGAGTAATATCCATTTCTTCTAACTCTTTAATAGCTTTAACTTTATCAAGCAACGCTTGCTGATCTCTATGATTTGCTTCATGAATACGTTCAATAGCTAACGCACGATTTTCAGGTATACGGGACAATCTTTCTTCACCCCTAGCTCTATCACCAGCTGCACGAGAATGAGCAAGGTCTGTACGAGCTTGTTGTTCCTGCATCTGAATTTCTGATTGCATCTGAGATTGTTGAGCAGCTTGTTGTTCTTGTTGAGCAGCACTCTCAAGTATCTTATTCTTATTCTGGATAGTTGAAGCTTCTAACAGATCGGTAGCAGATATTGGTACACCATACTCTTTAAGTTGTAATAACTGTGCAAATTGCATCTGTCTTTGAGTTGAAGTATTAAGACCTTCAGCTACAACTGCATCATATGTACCGAACGCTTGACCATAAAACTGAGGAGCTGGTTCTTGATCTATAATTCTTTTGACCTTACCAGGAGTCCAAGACTCTTGCATACGATCTAACATTTTTCTACCAACAAGCTTTAATGCACAATCTAGATTATCAAATAGCCCTTGTAATGAAGTGAGACCTGCACCTTGACGTAACATCTCTAGAACACCAGCTTTATCATCAACAGCTGATCCCATTAATGACTCATTCACACCACTGATTTCTTTAATCTCATTAGATAGAAGGTCTGACATAGCTAACATAGAAGGTGGTATTTGAGGAGGTTGTATCTGCTGAATATCAGACATCTGTGCTTTACTCTTAAGTGCAATACCTTTACCTTCACCATATTGGAATACATCTTGTGGATTAACAAGTGTATCAGCTTTATATATCCAACCTGTTGATACCTGACTCTCAAGTATCTTTAACATAATGACCATACGATGATTATATAAGAACTGTGGCGCTCTCAATCCTCTTACTACACCTTGTATACGAGCAGAGTAATCTGCCATCTGAGGATTATAGTAAGCAAGTACAGGAACAAATGGATATGTATCTCCTGTTGGATTAGGTCCATGATACATAACCTTGTTCTCTATAACAATCGCTAACTTAACTGTAGGAACAACTTGTTTAATAACAGTAAGAGTTGGGTTCTGTAATAAGAATCTTTCTAGTCCATCATCATTATCATAGATCCATTCAAGTACTTCTCCTGTCTCAGTATCAACAATAAGCTGCTGATCCCTAAAGTCTCGATAGTAGAACTCGTCATACGTTACAAGATTAGTTGGAATAGATGTTGTTGGATTAAGAGATTGAGGCATAAAAGGGAATTTACCGTCCATACCAGCTACTTGTGAAGTATTTGAAAGATCTGCAATGTCGCTTGCTTTGTCAGGCATTAAAGATATTGCTTCAGCTTTAGTTAAAAAGTTCCTCTTCCATATCCCATTGCAATCCGATAGATCTTTCTTAGTAAAGTATGGATCTATCATAAAGCTGTTATAGGGACACACGGTAAGTTTTAAATCTCCATTAACAGGATCTTTTCTATAGTCTGTCCAAAGCTGTAATAAGTTAATACCTGTTACAAGAGCACCATGAAAAGCATCTGAAACTGTTTCAAGCATTGAATCTTGCCCAACAGCCCAAGACATTAACTTTGAATACTGATCAGCAGCTTCTTGATCTGCATTCTCTCTAGGTTCAACTATAATAGACTTTCTATTCTTTCTTTGATGACCAGATATAACATTAATAATAGGTCTAATATGGTTAAAGCTAAACTTTCTTGAATTAGAAAAAGCAGGAGAATTACCAAATTGGTTATCTTGTGAGTCTTGTACTCCAGCCTCATACTGTGTATCAACTGCTCCCTCACTCCAAGACGCCTGGTTTAAAGCACTGTATTGATCAAAGAACTTATTCATCATAGTTAAAACGGTTTGATCCTTACCGTCTAAACCAGCCTGATTGAGTCGGCCAAATATCATATTTACTCCCTTATACCGTATGTGTTCACACGCAGTGTGTTACAAGTGTCCAAAATAGCATGTTATACAATAAGTTTTTTACCATCTTTCTCAATTATTGATACTATCGTTTTAGAAACAATTTTAGATGGTTTATAGACGAAGCAATCTTTATCCTTACAAGTAAACATATCCTTACACCTAGGACCATGAGGTCTCATTGCAAGATTATTTCGAGACTGTAACTGTTTATTAAACTGTCTACCATGCTTAGACTCTTCAGACTCTTTGACCATCTCAGTATCATGTGCATCAATAGGATTATTTAAAGGCATAGGCTTAGAGAATCTGCTTTTAGCTATTTGCCAACCAAGACTAAGCTTCTGTTTAAAGTTAGAAAACATGCGTCACTCTCCATTATATATTTAGTAGTTTCTGCTTTTAAATAAGGCATATCAGACTTATAATAGGACCATAAAAGTATAGGATAAGATACTTTGTTAAATATCTCATCATCTATCAATAACTCCTCAATAGTCATATCCTCTTTTCGAGGAGCAACATAATCTTCGGCAGCTGGATCAACTTCAAATACTTTACCAGTAGCTTTAGTAATAAATGGTCTCACATATTGATCTAAAATTACCTCAATTTCACTCCACCTTTTCATGCGGTTGAAACATGCATTCTGATCACGTTTTTTACTTGGGATCTGAGTCGCGTACTTTAGATAATCTGATACAGCTAACCTAATAGATCTTCTAATCATTGCATTAGATTTATTCCATTCCTCATCGCAAGGATAATTAGGAGCAGTAAAGTGATAGTGTTTACCCTTTATTTCAAACTGATATTTTTCTAGTGGATTAGAAGTAGCCTGTTTCATAAGATTAATGAGTCCATCAATATTACATTCTATTGAATTAATATGTAATTTAAACTGTCTCATAATAGTTAACTCTGTCTTACGAGTCATCTTTTTCCTATTGTTAAATAGATTGTTAAAATGGTTTTTGCAGATAAGGATCATTAAAGTGAGGATTGTTACCACTGCTCTTATACCTTGCAAAGTTTCTATCTATATCACTAGCAGACAAATCATCGTTCTTAATTAAAGATAACCCTACGCATAGATATCTTAATGCATCCGCTGCATGACTGAATTTATCGTGTAACGGTTTAGAAGAGTAAGTCTGAGTCGTAGTGTTAAACTCCTTACGATAGTTCCTTAGCGTGCGAATTAGACTGCCACACTTACGTGAGTCGATATGTATACGAGGTAATGTAGTTCGAACTGTTTCAATACCATCAATAATAGATAAATTAGGAGCTAGTATAAAAGGAAATCCAAGTTGTGATGCTTTCTCTAGTCTTGTAAATCCTCCACCACTAATATCACGGACCTGTAAATCATGAGGACCTATATGAGAACCCCACACATATTCCTTATTCTTCAGCACCATAATGTAATGATCTATACCAAGTCCAGTATTCTCATACATATCAATAATTCTTATTTGTCTATCTATGATCTGGAACATCAGAATTACCATATAATCACGCATTCCAAGATCCCAGGCAGAATGTACAGGAACATGCGGTTCATAGTCCATATAACCTATTTGTTGGTTCAACTCCATACGATTAAGATAGGTACTATAGAAAGAACCAATCGCACCAACAGAGAAGTCTGTATAGTATTCTTGACGAGCCATATCAGGTGATATCTCACATGTGTCAATATCCTTTTGAACCTCTTCTTCTGATATGTGTTTTGTATCTGCGATAGTCAGATGACTTACCCACCAATCTTTTGGATTTGCCTTAGATATCTCATAAATCTTATGAAAATGGTTATGTCCTTGAGGTGTACTGATGAAAATAACAAATCCCTTGTTAGCAATTAGAATAGGTCTCAATGTAGGATAAGTCATTTCATGTTGATAGGCACTTTCTGATAGAACAATTCCTACAGCGTTAGTACCACGAAGACTATCATATCGATCTGACCCAACGAACTGGATGATACTAGAGTTATGGAGTGTTACCTTCATCTCAGAGATATTAACAGCCTTTAACAGCTGTTTAGGTATACAGTCTAATATCTTTCTACCTTCGTTAGTCTTTCCTTCAAATAGAACACGACGAGCTTGTACAGCAGTAGGCAATATATAATAGTATGTCCCGATTCTTTTTAATGCTTGTCGTAACATCACAAAAAAAGCACACAAATCTTTCCCAGCCCTTCTCGGCCACACGACTACCAATTTCGTGTGGCCGAGTTCTTCTATTGCCTGTATAAGAGGGATTTGATAATCCCTAGGCGTAAAGGTGTTAAGCTCTATAGGAGGAGACTTAGTTTCGTCATCGATACTTGTATCATTGTTATGCATCTTTAGATTCGGATGAATCTTTAGATTCGGATGAATCTTTAGATTCGGATGAATCTTTTGGTTGTATAACGCGTGTTTTTCCAGCCGCTAAGTCTTCAAGAGGTTTTGCATCCTCAACAGAACTGACATCAACATTAGCCTTCACACAAGGTGTGTTCACACAAGGTGTGTTAGTATCAGGTCTAGATTTACAGAAATCACAAGAACAAGCTCTCATTAAATTAGTAGAAACGAAACTTCTTTGCATATCCAGTAGATTATCAAAGTATTTCTTTTCATCAGGAAAGATCTCATAAGCTGCCGGCATAGATTTATGAACTATATCAAGCATACGAGCTACATTTGTATTACATACACTCATAAGAGCTTTAATTTCTCTCTCATTCTTATCATTCTTACCCTCAGAAACTTTAGCCATATCTTTTGTTATCTGATCCATATACGTTGCAGTAGTTTGAATCATCAAAGCACATATTTTCTTATAGTCATGCTCTACTGTATCTTTTGGTTTATTTTCCATGTTCTTCCTTTTGATCTGCGTTTGTAATAACAATACTATCTTCTGACGAGGTC